CCTCGCTGACAAGATCGACAAGGGCATCATCGACGAGGTTTCGATCTCGTTCCTGCCGACCTCGTATCTCTGCTCCGAATGCGGCTGGGATTATCTCGGTGAGGACGCATCGATCCTGAACCTGATCGATCGCACCTGCGCCAACGATCACACGGTCGGCACGGATGGGGTCCATGTGAATATGACTGGGCTCGCCGATCTCATCGAGCTGAGCCTGGTTGCCCGCGGTGCAGCCTCAAATCCTAAAATTGTCGGCCGCTCAGCGTCAAAGCTCGCGCCTGCACCCGCACAGCGGCTCGCCGCCCGGGGTTTCGAAATCGACCGCCTGGTCTGCCAGGCATCAAGAGGAGAAGACCAAGTGGACGTTTCCAAGCTGACGGCAGATCTCATCGACGCGAAGACGAAAGTCGGCGTGCTCGAGGCGGCTGCTGCAACCCATGAAACCGCGCTGACCGCCGCGAACACGCGCGCCACCGAGCTTCAGACGCAGCTCAGCGCCGCGCAGGAGAGCGTGACCCGTCTCGAGGCCGAGCTCGCGACCGCCCAGGGCGCGAGCAAGGCCGACGAAGCTACGGCTGCCGTTGCGTGGCTCACCGCCTCGCTGACGAAGCTGCTCACCGCAGCGAAGAAGCCCGTCGAAAACCTGCCAACCGACGTCGCGGCGCTCACGGCGGCGATCGACGCCGAGACCAAAGGGCTCACGGCACTCATTCCTCCGGGAGGCGCCTCCGAAGCGGGCCTCGAGGATACCACCGAGGCGAAACCGGCCGCAGCCCTGTCCGCCTTCAAGACCCACCGTCGATAAGGGAGACCCTCGACAATGACTTACGATCCGCGAAAGGTAGTCTCGTACGGTTTCCCGCTCGACGACTTCATTTTCACCTACAACATCAGCGGCGCGGTCGCGCAGACTGACCTTGGCAAGGCAGTCACGCTCGACGCGACTGCGGACTCCTCGATGAAGCTTGCCGGTGACGGCGATCCCATCGACGGTCGTCTGCTCACTTACGAGGACCGCTCGCAGCAAGGCGCCGGCAAGACCGGTGCAGTCGCGCGCAGGTTCAAGGAGCTGCTGCCGATCAAGGCTGGCCTAGCCGGGTTCAACGTCGTTGCCCGTGGGGACACGGTCGTCGGCGCTGGCAACGGCGAAGTTCGGGCCTCGAACAACGGCGCTGCCAAGACGCCCGACCACAAGGTCAACATCGTGGTCGCCCTCGTCACCGTCAGCGGCAGCAACTTCGCTGTTGTTGAGAGCCTGTAAGGAGCACCCCTGAAATGAATCCTCTTCTGCTTGAAATCGCTCGTAACCGTAAGCCGGTCGAGCAGGTGCTGCTTGGCCTCGACAGCGACAATCCGGCCGAAAGCCTCGCCGCCGGCCAGAAGCTGGTCGCGACGGCGAAGAACGCCGGTCTGTCGATGCGGGACTATTGTCGTCTCGCGATTGACCCGAATGCCGGCGAGTTTAAGGGCTCGGGCTTGAACGGCTACGAGGTCGCGCTCGCGCACCTTGGTCTGCCGTTCAAGGACGATCTGGACCAGGGCATCGTCCTCCAGGCGGCGTCCGAAACCTTCCAGTTCAAGCCCGGCACGCGCGCCTTCTTCCCGGAAGTCATCGACGATGTCGTCCAGTGGAAGTATCGCCAGAGCTCGATCGAGAACGTATCGGGCATGCTGGCGAACAGCCGCGGCACGAACAGCGTCGAGCTGATCACCCGCGTGGTCGACGACAAGGCCGAGGACTATCAGCAGACCGGTGTGATCGCCGAAGGCGCCCGCATTCCGATCCGTACGCTGAAGACTGACAGCAAGTCCGTGACGTTCCACAAGTTCGGTGGTGGTTACGAGTTCACCTACGAATTTGAGCGTCGCATCAGCCTCGACATCGTCACGCCCTATGCGAACCGTATCGAGCGTGAAGTGCAGATCGGTCAGGTCGGTATCGTCACCGACCTCCTGATCAACGGTGATGGTGTGAACCCGGCAGCGTCGGTCACGAACGCTTCGGCGCTCGGCTTGCAGTTCACCGGTCATGCCGCGATCTCGGCCGGCCGCATGAATTGGGAAATCTTCCTGAAGTGGTTGATTGCCCGTGCTCAGGCCGGTGTGCCCATCGACACGGTCCTTGGTAACTGGGACATGTACTTCGAGTGGGAACGCATGTTCGCCACCCCGGCGTACAATGCCGGTGTGACCATGGTCGACGTGCTCGCGAAGGCGGGTGTTCAGACTGCGATCGACAACCCCCGGTTCAACCAGAAGGTCTCCTTCGAGGTGTCCTCGGCCGCTCCGGCTTCGAAGCTCGTGGGCTTCATCAAGGGCGAGACCGTCGAAGAGCTGGTTGAGAACGGTTCGGACATCGAAGAGTCCGTTCGCTCGGTCGAGAACCAGAAGGTCCGCTACGTGAAGACGAAGAACGCTGGTTACCGCCTGGTCTTCGCCGACACGCGCGACATTCTGAACCTCGATGCGGTTGCGGCTAATCCGTAATCGGTCGACTGACTTAGTCACTAGAAAGCCCCGGGGTTCACACGAGCTCCGGGGCTTTTCTATTGGCTACGGTGCACGCCGGTTGCGCCAACCGCAATGGGCGCGACACCCCACCTTTGCAAAGGAACCCTCATGAAAGAGATCACTGTCGAGACCACGGGCAACTTCATGTTGCTCGATCGCTACTCGGGACACGAGATCCTCCCCGACAAGGCGACAACGGTCCCCCACACGCCCTTCATCACGGAGCGCCTCGAGAACGGTCAGCTCCGCGCCGTTGACGATCTTCCCGAACGGGAAAATGAGACGTCTTCAGAGGCCGAAACCGAGGGTGGGAATCCCGATCGGGAAGACGAGACCACCACCGACGAGGTGACGGATGACACCGACGGCGAAGGCGCTGACACCGACACCGACACCGACACCGACACCGACACCGACACCGACACCGACACCGACACCGACACCGACACCGACACCGACGGCGCTGAGACTGTCACTGAAGGTGCCGTCGCTGCACCAACCGGTCGCGGTCGCGGCGGTCGCGGCAACCGCTAATGCGCGCGGGGCGGGCGTTCACACAGCTGGTGGAGTTCACCGACGGACATCCGGACGGCAACATCACCTGGCAACTGCTGGACGGTGGCGGGACTCAACTCGCGACCGGCACGGTGACGCCCGCCGCCGAAGCTGTCTCTTCGGTGATCCGTATCGAAGCTGTCAACAACGGCCTCGTCGACGCGACAGCACTATCCGAGCCTCGTGAGCTCCAGTGGAGCTATGAGGTCGGCGGGTTGCTGAAATCCTATCAGCTCCGCTACCGGATCGATGCGTTCCTGCCGTTCGGGGTGTCTGAGGACGGCGTACGGCGCAAGCTCGGCCTCGAACTGCATGAGCTCGAGGATGCCGACATCGACCTTGTTACGGCGTATTCCAAGTTTCGGGATCAGGTTACGTCTGTCGCGCTGGCCGCCGCTGATGACAGTCTCACACTTGAGATTTGCAACGCCGTCGAGGCGATGGCGGCGGTCGTCCAAATTCCTACGTTGCAGGTGCGACTGGCAGTCAAGGAAAGTTCCGGCACCGATCAGTTCCAGCGTGCGTCGATTGACTGGGACATGATCCGTGCGCATCTCGACCAGTTCATCGCCCAAGGCATTGCCGCAGTGAACCCGGCTGTCGATCTGACGGCCAACTTTGGTTCGCTCGTGCAGACGATCAATCGGGACGACCCAGTGACAGGGACGGTCGCTTAAGCTAAACGAGCGCAATGATCGGGATCATCGCGCTCGCCGCAGCTGTCACAGCTGCGCCTCCGAATTGCTCCTATTCGAATTTCCATCAGCTCGGTCCCTGGGATCGAGCCCAGTGCCAATTCGCCTTGCTCAGCCCATACCCAGAGCTGGTCCGGTTCCGAAACGTGAGGACCGTTGGCGCCGATGTCTGTGGTGAGGTCAACACACCCGGAAAGAACAACATGTCGGGCTTCCAGGCGTTCGTTTGGCGCGACGATAACAACTGGGCACGGAAGCTTCCGGACGGCTTTGTGGCGCAGATCGATGGCCGTACTCAGTCATCGGACGGCTTCGACAGCCGTGGACGAAATGCCGGTTCGATGATCCGGTTTGCCGAGGCGCAGCGCAAACAGAAGTTCGAGGTGCAGGTGCGCGAAATGCTAGGTGCCTGTGCGTCGCAGCTCAACGCCGATTGACCGATAATTCCGTACTTGGGTCTGCACCATCGGCAGCGATTCCCAATGAACGGATACCAGCTCGTTGTTGACGGCCCCGTCGTCAGGATCGCGCAGCAAAATCTTCTTCTTCTCACCGAAGCTGTCGTGGACCATGTCGATGATGTCGGCTTCCTGAAGCAGGTTTGCGTCGTCAACGGTTGAGAGTGTGATACCGAACCGAATGAGCCACTGCCCTAGGTTCTCATCAAAAGAGAAGCCGTTGACGCCGACAAGTAGCACACGCGGCAGCTTGTCCTCGTCATCCCGGTTCTCCCAGGACCAGTAACGTGCCTGGGGCTCGATGGTGGCCTGAATGTCCTTGACCAGGTCATTCACCGCGCGGACGACGGATTTGTAGACCGTGCTGTAGAGCTTCGCCATGCAGCCGGCGTGAGAGAGCAGAGTCTGCATGTCCAGCTTTAGGATACGGTTCAGGTTCAACCAGCAGAAGGGTGGTTCCACCACTTCGGAGTTGAGGCCACGCGGCTTCGAAAATTTCGCCCGGGTGATCGTCGAAGATTTCGCTGTCTCTTACGGCGACAAGATGTTTGACCTCCTGAAGCGCACGATCCAGGAACGGACGCAGGCGGATATCGAGCGTGAGCTCGATCACATGGCGAAGTTGTTCATGGCCCGTGTGGTCGGAATCGCAGGCCGTAATCAGGGACCGACCGGGGAGCTCACGACGGTCGCGCCTTTGAGCGAAGCTATGCAAAGCTTCTCCTTCACGCAGGCCTCGGTTCGATCGCTTACAGGGAACTGGCCGAGGCGCAGTCCCTTCTATATGCAATCTCGTAAGTGGGCGGGCGACAGCTGGTTCCATAGAACTGGCGGGAGCCTCGCGCCTTTGAGGTCAGCAAAAACCTGGACGGGTGCCTTCGGCGGCATCACTGTCTCGGTCAACAGGCACACCTCGCTGAACCGAAAAGATCTCGGAAGCACCAAATTGGTCGCGACGAATTACAGTCGCAACACGGACACGAAGATCGCAATCGCGACAATCCGCGTGCAAGCCATGACGCGGATCACCCCGGGAATGTTGCCGGCGCTCGGGGGCGGCGGGCTCGGCGATTTCGGTTCAAACGCTCGCGGCTCAGGGCTTCTGGCGATGCTCGGCGAGCGCGTCGCGTGGCGGCTCGGCGGCAATCCGCAGACAGTGCCGTTCCGGCCGACTATTCAGCCGTTCCTCGGTTATTTCCTGACACGCGCTATGCCGAATGCTGTGTTCAAGCGCATCGAGCAGGGCTTCCAGGGTCAGCGCTGGAAGTGGGAAGAAACCCACGGCGCCGGGCGCACGCGTTAAGTCACAGCGCGCTCTACACCGGCAACCGCGGTCAACCATAAGACTCCTAGCACCAACGCAAGGAGCCACCGTGTCCAGCAGATCCCACCGGAGTTTCACGCTTCGTGTAGAAACCCCACTCTATCTCGAGCTCGCCGAAAAAGCGCAGGCCGAAGGCATTCCCCTCAATCAGCTCGCTAACCGGCTCCTGAAGCTCGGCATGGGCAAGCATATTTCTCTCGACAGTGCGCTGCGGTCGCTCCTCATGGAACGGGTCATTCGCGAAGACCCGGCGGTGCAAGCATGACGGCCGTGACAGCAGGCGGGATGGAGCGCCCGCCGCTGACTTGTACGGTGAAGCTCGAGGACGAGACCGAATACACGGTCAAGATGAGCTACGGTCTGCAGCAGGATATTCAGCGGGTGGTGCCCGATCCGGCCGGTATCGTCGACACGATTGCCGGAGATCCCTACGCCCGCGATTACATCTTGCGACGCTGCA